CAAGGGGATACACGTGTGCACGTCGATTATCGACGTGGGCCTCGTCTCTCGGGGCGGAGGTTGGAAACCTCCTTCCGAGGATCTTGCGCATTCTGTGGATAAGAACTTTTCATCTTATTCTCAGCACACAGATTAGAGTTCTCCAAATTAGAGGACTCTTTGGATCTCCTAAGGAGTTGCAGATACGTCTGCGCCCTAGGATCCAGGCTGGCTTTCTTACCTAGAAGAGCAGTGGCAAGGACAGTTTTCTCATTCTTATGGCCATTAGACCATTCTAATGCCTGAAGAAGAGATCTGAACTTCCACTTACGTGGATCACCGATTAGATCGTAACCCTCTGGAATTAAAACTCCATAGATGTCACTGAATCTAATCTGATTCGACTCTTCTACGTTAACTACCTGGTCAACACGCGGTGGGCGAACAACATTATTGTTGCCTGTTGCCGCTCTTGACATGTTAACAAGGTCGGAGTGCCAGTAATCTAAACCACTCTCCCTGGTCGGGAGAGGAGCTCCACTATTCTCTGACATTAATGAATTAAGAAAGGGAAAGAGCCCTATCTGTTCATTGTCAAAGAATGGAGCTATGTCCTCATTCTTCATGATGTTAGTTTGAAACTCATGTAAGAGTGAGTCTAGGGTCCGGTATCGAACCACTACCTTCTCAGGTAGTTGGGTCCTATCTAGGAACCATGTTGCTAGGGGTGAGCTTAACCGTTCCTCTAAGGGAATACCCTTAGGGTTCCAGCCAAACCCTCCCAATTCAACGGGAAGGGGTGCAATAGCATCAAGTACCTTCCGTTGGTACTTGGTAAGCCACTGACGCGACTTTTGGCCGCACTGACGACACACATCCAAAAAGGATGAGTCTGTCACATCTCTCCACTTGAGAGGTTGATAGATAGTGTCTGCAGTTATGACACAGCCTGCAAACTCTGCTACCTTGGCACTAGTCAAACACTTTTGTGATGAGACTTTTGCTCCGAGGTTCTTTAGCGTTTCCAGGTATAACCTGTGCGCTTCAGGATTTGATATAACAATATCATCTCCCAGAATACGGAATGTGTCTACATCCCTCAAACCAAGCTTCTTGCAAATTCCCCACATGATTACATTGTGGGCATATGCAAAGGAAGCAAAAGACGGTTTGAGGCCTAAAGGCTGACCTCGCTTAAAACAAGCAGTCTTCATTTCACCGTTGGTATCCTTATAATACCACGGAGCGCCTGAGACAAAGTCAAAGGCCTCGACTAAGCTATCAAACTTAGCTAAGTCGTCCTCATGGATGAAAGTCCGAACAGACTGTTTTAAGAGTTGAATCTGGAGATAACGGGGCATCAAGTTCGTGGCGTCGGAAAGGTCAACGGAATAACAGACCTTTCCGGCCCTGAGCCACGACTGGATAGCTTGCACACCAGATGCCTGGTCATGGGTACAATCTGTAGGAAAGCCCTCTTTAAGGAACCTCAAAAGTAATTTACAAAGAGGATCCAGGGCAGCCTGCCAGATAGCATTAGGGTTGGCAACAGCCCTAAGCTTGTACCCGGGTTCTTGAATAAATCCCAATTTTCCAACAGCTGTACGTGTCTCCTTAATCCCTTTAACAGGATCTTTCTTTAGGTATAACCAAAGAGGATTAGTTAAATAAGAATAAAGGTTAGAGGGTATCACATCCTCAAACACCTTTGGAAAGGTGGACACGGCCAATCGGCAGGTATCCGAATGACAGAAAGCCATGAACTGCCCTAGTGCATCATCACTTCTGATAGATGTACCAAAGGAGCTCATAGCCGTCTTACCGGGTGCTGTACAATAGAGGAGAAAAGGGTCAGTTTTCTGAAGATGAACTTTCCATTTGTCATTACAAACTGGAAATAACTTCAGAGTCGAGTCAAGACCTGTTTTGTCATTAGACAACATTGATCCGAAGAACTTCTCTCTCTGCTTATTTGTCATATTCTGGCCTACAAGGTTTGAATATAACATCAAAGCTTGAAGAGTGGAGTTGATCTGGGATTTGGTTTTTGTTCTTTTGAACAAATAACTCCAAACACCAGCCGGCAATCCTTGCTTATTACGTTTAAAACGTGGTGCAAGAACAGGTTGGCCCGCTAAGCGGGTGATAAACTCAAGTTTAAGTGACTTGAGCCGCTCAACTGTCCATTCAGAACCCGAATGAGCGATCCATCTTTCGACCGATCGCAGGATCTCATGCGTCTGATCTTTTGGAATTCCAAGAGATCTGAGGCGGACACACAATTGTCTGCTTTTCATTGCATGTAGTCTTGTTAAATGGTTAATAAGATGTAAATGCCAGACCATGTGTCGTCCAGACAACATGTCAACCTAGGATACAGG